GTGTAAGTTAATCTTTCAGCTGTGGTTCCTCTTTTTAATCTTAGAGCCATTTATAATTCTCCGTTAAAACGTTCCGAGATCTATTTCTAGATCAGTTGGGACTATTATAGTTCCCAGGTCAAAGTCACTGTTGGAAACAAGAAATTGTAGAGCATTGTTGAATACATTCGTATAAGTTCCAAAATCGAAAGAATACAACGCACTCACTGATTCAAAACCATCATAGCCCCAAAGATCTCCATTAAAATTATTAGCAGTAATGTTTCCGTTAATTGTTATATTACCGGTACCGATAATATTGTTTGTGTTTAAATCTAGATTCTGTAATAAAATATTTCCTACAGGATCAGTATTAATTGTTATTGTTTTACCGTTAACTTCTAGGTTGGTATTAACCCCACCTACAAGAGTTAATGTTGTGTCAGAAGTATCAGCACCAATTATTATACTAGCCTCGGGTACTGAAACTTTGGTAAAAACATTTTGTAGCGGAGTAGAAATAGTAATATCGTTGGAATTTTCTGTAACTGTTATGTTAGCAGAACCTTTTATAGACCTAAATTCTAACCTATCTGACTCCGTTTCTGGAGCAATAGTTTCATCGCCTGCTGCGTTCGATTTTCTTTTGTACACCGCAGCACCGTCGCCTAAACTACGTCCTGCTAAAACTAGCTCGCTGTTTAACGATAAAAGGCTATTATTAACCTTTTGGAAAGCCGTGCGTAGATCGTCACCGAGCCCGTCGTTAACTAAATTTCCTATGTTTACTGTTTCTATAGCCATAATTATTGTTTCTATCTAATATTTATCCGCGTCTTCTAATACGCAGTCGTGGATATATGTTTCCTGTAGCTGGGCGTAAATTGTAGCTAGTATCGGGAAATGCCGAGCCTTGTTGCTGTCTTTCTATTGGAAAATACAAGTATCGATTTTTGCTGTCTCTAATATTAGTATAATCTCCATAATTTCCGTTAGTAGTGCCTATTTGACCTGTTTTAGCTTTGGCCATTAGATAATCATAGGCTTCTTGCGGAGTATAGTTAGGATACCTACTCATGATACAGGCAAGAACTCCGGCTACTTGAGGCCCCGACATACTTGTACCCGATATCGAACCTAATTTAAAAACTGGATTTCTTGGATCATCGGCTAGAGCAATACCAAATTCACTAGCTGCTGTAGAATTATAAACAGCCGATATTATATTTTGTCCAGGTGCCCAGATATCTATTCTATCACCATAATTGCTGAAATTTGCTTTATATTCTTGGCTAGAAGTACTTAACGCACCCACGCAGATAGCACCTTCTGCTGCTCCTGGGCTAGAGCCGTTGGAATGATAAAGTACTCCGAAGCCATCATCAATGCTGTTATTATAATCTGGATGGCTAGGATCGTTGGTCATATTCCAATAACTGTTGCCAGCTGATGCTACTACAATAATTCCGTCTTCAACCGCATCAGTTACATCAGCATCTAACGCAGAAAATCTTCCTGGTGTTCTATAAAGAAAGGTTCCTGCTGGTACAGGAACACCATTATTTTCTAACGCAGTTCTTTTAGCCGCTGTAGTTAGACCAACTAGATTAGTTGTACTACCTCGATATGTGACCTCAGTTATACCTGTAAGTGATATACTTCCATAACTATACCCCCAGCTGTTATTAGTCACCGTAGGATTTCTACGACCAGTAGCTGGGTTGATTGGTTTGCTGTTATGCCATGCCCTAATAAAATCAAATAGATACACTACCCAACCTTGAGGTTGCGTAAATGGACTGTAACTAAATTCCATATAATAGATATTAGATTTTCTAGCCCAGCCTTGTGTATTACCTGCTGTGGTACCTGCAGTATGTGTTCCGTGGTTACTGCTGATAGAATTGTAATTATATGTTCCTAACCCGCTTAATCCTACTTCTGCCTGATGCTGAAACCAGTCGTATTGAATAACCCTGGTTCCGCCTGTGCCATCTTCATTACGAGCAAACTCTGGATGAGCGGGATTTATATGAGCATCTACGATTACAACATCTACATGTTCACCTGCCGAATCAGTAGATATAGAAGCCTGTAATTCATTGAACACACTGTTAGTACCCCAGCCGGTGGTTTGGACTCCGTTTACGATCCTAGCTAATCCCCAATTTTTATCAGCGGATTCAATAGCTGTGCCCTTTTCAAATTTTCCAGTCTGCTGCCAGTGTGAAATAGGGACCATGCCAAGATCTCTAGGCAATCTAGAAACTGCCAATACTCGAGGATCATTTTTTAATAAATCTGCTTCTTGTTCTGTGAGATAATAATGCGTATTTCTGCTGATATGTCTTCTACTGGCTACCGCTACGGCTCGATCTGGAATATAAAGATCACCGCCGGGAGTTTCCATATCGTTATAGAATTGAGGTAGATCCTCTTTATTTTTAAGAGTTACAATATATTCATAACGATCTATTTCTGACATATTAAGCCTCTAATTTTATCAAAGATAATGTCACCGTGACAGTTCCGGTGATCGCATCAGTATTGGTTACTCTTAAGTAAACATCGGATGTTGGAACTGTTTCGTTATTAAATCCAATAATGCTTGGGGTTATTAAAACAGGATTAGTACCGTCAGTAATTGCTTCAGCTATAACTCCAGACCCTGGCAAAGGATCGTCGGTAATTAATCTTGAAGTATCAGCAAACCTAGCAGCCTGTGATGTGTATACTCGAACCCATGCTGCTCTGTTTGTCAATATCTTTAATAAAGCATAACTTTTAAATCCCACTACGTCTAAATTTTCAGAGGCATTGTTTGCCAAACTTCCAGTAGTACCAGAAGCAGTTGTTCTAGTTTCTAAACCTGCTCCGAGTAGATTTCCGGTATCAGATAATTGATTAATATCTGTGGGTATTTGATTATCGACATAAGTTTTTACAGCTAATTTAGTAGCCAGCGTAGAATTATCGTTGTCAACGGCAAATGTAGTATCTGTACTAATGTTGTCAACAGATACACCAGCATCTAATTCTATAGAAGTTATCGATAGTACACTAGGAACTTGCGGACCAACGCCACCGATAGTTGATCCAGCCGGCAAATCTATTGTACTACCGGAAGAGGTAATAACTGCTGTGCCAATATGTAATCCTGTCGAACTCACATAGATATTGTTCCATTTTTTACTACTGGATCCGAGATCGTGATCTTCGTCGAAATCCGGTATTAAACTTGATCCGAGCGATGTTAAGTCAGCACCAGACCCGCCAATACTGAGATAAAGTTCAGTAAAGTTGTCATTGATCTTGGCAAAGATCGATTCTGTCTCTCCTCCAAATTTTTCCCAAGTTAACGGGGGTGTTATTGATAAAGTTCGCTGTGCCATTCTTATAGTCTCCCTACAGCAACTTCTATCAAGCCGATATAATCACTGTCATAGTTTTGTAATGCTTTTCCAATTATTGTACCAGGTTGAGCAACCTCGCCTGCTGAAATAGCAACACCCGGTATTGAGCTCGCAATTATTAAATCGCCTTTGTGAACTTTTCCTACTACTTTACATGGTACACGTCCCTGTAAAGCTACGCAAGATCTAGTTCCTTCTAGTCCTTGGTTCATAGTGTATGCTGGGTTAGTAGTTACTACACCGGCTACTCTAGTAGTTCCTTGTTTAGTTGAAGAACGTACTTCGGCATCGCCTCCAAATTCTAAAACAGTTCCTGGTTCGTATTCTTTGTCTGAACTATACCATTCTGCTAAGTCGGCCCATGTAGCCTGGAAAGTGGCACCAGCATCTAAGGTAAATGTACCTTGTACCGTAGCAGCACTACTACCACCGCCTGCTTTCAATATTCCCCCAGAGATATTTAAAATGCCACCACCACCTGTAGAATTATAGATTCTGTGTTCTTGAGCATAGTATTCTGTTCGTTTGTTAGAAGCACTATTGCCGTCTACAAGAACGATACCAAGTCCACCGTTACCGTTTCTAAGTACTGTTTTGAAAGCATTATCGCCGGTGCTTTCAACAGCTCTCTGCAGAACAGTAGCAGTGGTACTGCTGATTGTCATCCTGATGCCTTTTGGATTTGAAACACTAGCAGTATCAGTCACGAAGGTGATATTGTCATTGGTTATCATTCCATTTGTGGTAATAACGTTGGCAGCAAAATTACCACTGTTATCTCTTTGGACTAGATCGTTACTGCTGTTAGAAGAGCCGTATCCAATAGATGTAAAGCTAACATCTGTAGGATCATTGCTAAGGTCAGTTCTTACCAACACCCCCTCTAATGGAACATCAAATTTAGAAAGGCCGAATCCGTCTCTAATTACAGTTCTAGCATCTATTGGTACAGGACTGCCTATTACAGAACCAGCAGTTGGCAACGCACGACGACCTAATAATTTAAGTCCACCACCCGCATAGGTGGTTTCGTCTGTGGCGTCATATACAGCAGGGTCAATATAAGCAAGTTTGTCAAATGTAACGCCTGTGGCGGTACTGCTTGAAGGTCTTAGTTGTAAGAAGCCTGTACTTGAAATTTGGAACTCTGTAGTCTTAGCACCGCTAAGAATACCAGGCTCTCTTACCTTAGCATTACCACTCAACACACCTGTTAAACCTGTAATAGGAATATCAAAAGTGTTTGTAGTAATGCTTACAGCCTTCCAACGTTTATTAATTCCAGTTAGTGTACCAGTAGTTTCACCTAAGATTTCAATACTGTCATTTTCGCTAATGCCATGTCCGTTAGCAGTAAATCTAGTAAATCCTGACGGAACTCCAGAAGTTGTATATGCGGTAATTGTGAACCCGTCAGCTGCTGTATCACGAATGTAATTTAAGTTTAGTTTATGTTGTAATATAGCAGCGTCGTAGTTGATATCATCATTGACGATAACGTTGTCATTGATAGTTGATACAACAAACGGATCGGTTGGTGTTGTTGTGTTTAAAGTAAACGTTAACGCACCAGTCATTGTAGCATGACTGAACTGCGAATCAGTTCCTGTAAATGCTAGTATGTCAGCTCTCTGTATAGCATAAGTTGGCGTACCTAGTGCTGGTCTCCAATAGTCTGGACCATCTTCTACATTGCCTAGTTTCATAAAAAACTTAGGCACAGCTTCAGTGTCGCCTACAGCTCCTCTTCTTGGAGCAGGTAAGTTACGCAGAGTGTTACCATCCATTTCGATGGTACCTTTAACTGCCAGTGAACCATCTAAAGCTAGATAACCTGGACCTCTTAGACCGTCTGTGACTCTAACACCAAAGTGGTTTAGACCTAGACGCTTGTCAATATAACTTCGAATAGCGTATTCTGTTGGAACGGCCTGCGGATCAGCAGCACCTTCACCGCCCATTGTAATGTCGTTGGTAAATTCAAAAATCTCATTACCAGAACGTAACTTGAGAGAATCGATACCTTTCAAGTCGATCTTAGCATCGAGGGTAAGTTTACCAGTACCTTGGTCAACAGCAAAGAAGTCACCAACTTTAAAGTTACCGTTTTGGTCGGTACTTACATAGAACACACGACCTGTGGTCACTTCAACTACCTGTGCTTCAACATCTGGCTCGTTAGCAGGCTCACCAAAGATATTACTTGGATAGTTAGTATCAGCATAAGAACCAGTACCGATGTCTAAGAAGTCATGACCAGTAGCTCGCATTGTTGAAATGTTAACAGTAACAGTACCTGTAGCACCTGCTCTAATACCTGCGTCAAACGATACGTTTGTACCGTTGGTTTCTAATGGAGAATATGTAAGACCTCCTAATACAGTTAGAGTAGTTTCAACACCTAACGCACTAGAATTTACACCAAGAGTTAAATCCTCATCACTGTAAAGTTGTAGTTCCATTCTTACTGCTTTGGCTACACCTCTTGAAATTATAGCCTCTACAATATCTCCACTGCCACCTACTTCATTTACTGTGATAATAATATCGTTGGTAGGAGTAGCACCACCTAGGCTAGTACCTAAGATTCTTATAGTGTCTCCAATGTCGTAGCCTGTACCTGCCGCACTAACTTGTATGTTTTCGTAAACAATGCTGTTAGTTCTTGTAATAATAAATGTTGCACTGGTACCACCACCTGTGGCAGGCACTACATTAGTACCTCCAATCGGTCCATGATTAACATTGCTTACAACATTCTTAACATAGTAATTAGAGCTACCAATTTTAACTCTTCTTCCATCAGATAGGTTATGATCTGCTGTTAAGGCTAATTGAGCAGGCGAAGACCCCGTGACTGTAAAGCTATATGTTCTAGAACTTTCATTTAGTGGTCTTGTAACATTTCTAAATGTAATAATACCAAATATGTTATTTGGGTCTAGATTATTAACTTCATAATCAGTGATTTCGTACATAGAGTCTTGGAAACCAAAGATCATACCACCTGTACCAGTAGTTGATCCATCATAAATCATAGCACCAGTAGTTGGGAATACTACACGTTTAGAATCTCTAAAGTTCAGAGCTTGGACGATAACACGATCATCACCTAGTTCTCCATATCCAGCAGGAATATCAAACTCAGGTGTGTCTTTCAAGATAGTGAGTTTAACATATTGATAACCATCTCTAGTGGTAATAATTTGATCGTCAACTAGAGCATCGATGTCGTCGTATTGGTTAAAGCTCAATAATCTAATCGCTGTGCCTGTGTTTTCACTAAAGATAAGAGCAGTTGATGGACGTACAGCAACAACTTCTTCTTTGTCTGATAAAACAAATTCTTCGTTGCTTCTAACAATTAAATTTTTACCAGGAGCAACATAAACTGCTAGGCCGGCATTGGCCGCAACAGTGCTTAACTGTAATTTTGCTACGCCTGTAGGAAGACCTGATATAGTAACAGTTTCAACCACATATGATCTTTGACCAATAGTTGTTAAAGTATAAATTGTACCATCGCCGTTGCCTGAGTTAGCTGCTGTAAATTTATCGCCTACAGCATACACTACAGCACTAGTTCCTGCCGCAGCATTCCAGTCTGTAGTACCTAAGGTAGCAATTTCGTACCTAGTACCAACTTGTAACGATGTTGCTGGGTTGATAGTGTCTGTTCTATCGCCGGTGTGATCTATATCAACGATACAGCCTGCTCTTGGGAGGTACTGATAACCAGTTACCCAGATAGCATCACCGTTTCTTACGTTTTCAATTTCTAGAGGCACATTTTCGTAGGCCTGTGCTATCTGTATCATTGGGAATTTCAATACTACAGAATCTGGTATTTCGTTAGGATCAGCACCTTCGGCCTTAAGGCCTATTACACCATGAGCAGATGAGCCGTTTAGGGATCTAATCTGAGCACCGTTGAGAGAATAGAATGCTGTATAACAGTAGTAGGTAAACACAGATACTTGTTCAGATAGACCATTATTAGTACAGAAGATACCATAGCCCATGTCATTAACCTGTGTAAAGTCATTACCTAACATAGACTTATTACCAGCTGTGCTGAGTACTACTTTGCCAGTGACATTTTCTAAGAACTCTAATACGGCAGTTTTGATTGTTTCTTTAGCAGCAATTACTTCAGTTCTAGCTGCCAACAAGTTAGCATCTTGACCTACAATAGTAGGAAGTACTTCTGTAACTGGTGTATCGTAATCTTCGTCAGCTACATAATCTATCAAGATATCTGTTAGATTTTGTAGAGTAGTTCCTTCGGTGGCTGTCGCAGCAGGATTACTGGTATCTTGTGTTAATGTGTTGCTAGATGATTTAGTCCACGATGATGTATTATTTTGTACAACATAGAACAGGACTGTTTTTAATCTAGTAAATGCCGATGCTGTTATTACCTCTTGATCAGGAACAAAACTTTCTCCGTCGAGATAATAAGTTTCACCGTTATTCTTAGTCTGACTATTTCCACCGTAAAGCAGATCGTAGATCATTCCGTCTAGCAAATAGCCTACGTCACGAGCACACTTGGCTGTGTCGTAATCAAAACCAGGATTGTTATCAGTCACGAATGCGACTATTTCTGTCTTAATAAAGTCTCTATTGGCTACTAACACATCAACTGCTTTGGCTTTATTAGAACCAGCTGATACACCTGCCGGTAACGGATATGTTACTGTAGGAGCAGCACCAACTCCATTTCTTATGATATTTCGAATTATTTCAAATCTATTCGAATAAGCACTTCTAGCTGCCGAATAGATGCCTTCTGGGATCAATGCCAATGCTTCAACTTCTGCTTTGGTAATACCGTTGATAGTAGGTTGTTTCTGTTCGTCAATAACCACACTGGAATATGATCTTAGATATGATAGACCAGCCTTAACCGATTGATAGTTAGATCCTAATACCATATCGTAGTTAACAGCATCCAAGATTAACCCAACGTCTCGAGCACACTTAGCTTGATTGAACAAACCGTTACCGTAATATGGACTGTCTAACACACATTCGTATTGAGGATATATCTCAGGCACACCTGCTGTTTCGCCACTAATTAATGTAGTGATATAATTTGTACCAGAAGTAATTGCTGCCTCAACGCCTGAGTCGGTGATATCAATAACCACTAGTTCAGGATCAGTGACTTGAAAGTATTCTAAGGTATGAGTTGTGCCGCTGCCTGTACCAACGATGTTTAATTCAATTGATGTACTGACGCCTTTTTCTTTTGCGATTAGCAGCGGTAAGTTTTCTACAAGTTGAATGTTGTCGCCGTCGACTACGTACACATAGAAAACCAAATCGTTCAAGTCGGCGATCGGATCTCCATTCTCGTCGTCAAGGTTGTCTACAACAATAGAATTACCACCGCCACTGCTGTATTTTACTCTAGATCCACTTTTGAATCCGTGATCTAAAATTGTAATAGTATTAGCTGTTAAATCAATGTTTGAGCTAGGATTAAAAGATTTAGTGGTTCTGACCAAACCACCTAACAATTCATTCTTAACAATCTTTTTAGCTAAGAGAGCAGCATATTCGATACCGTCAATGGTTTCTGCTAGCTGACTAGTAGGACCGTTATCTGGAATGATTCTAGCACCCTGTTTATAATAAGCATAACCTGCTCTAACAGTATTATTGAAATCACCAAAAATATCTATAGACCATGCGTCTACGATATATCCAACATCTCTATAGCAGGTATCTCTATCGTAATTCAGTGTAGGATAAATCGCATCTAGATATGCGATTGTTTCAGCCTGGATAATTTCTTTGTTTGTCTGTAATAGATCTTTGGCTTTATAAATTGTTTCGCCAAATTCTATAATATTAGCAATAAGATCAAACGCAGTTTCTACTTCAGTCTGTGCGTCACCACCGTTTGGGTAAGCCGGTAAAAATATTTGATCTACGGTACCAACACGTTCATAGTCTGGATCTTGTGTAATAACAGCCACGGCTACTTCTTTGGCTTTAACTATTGCTGCTACTGTTTCTGCTACCTGACCAGAAACTACAGTATTACCGCCAACAAAATAAAGTCTAGCAGCCTGTGTAGAATTTAAATAGCCGCCGTATAATACATCCTGGATTACAGCATCAACTAATAACCCGACATCTCTAAAGCACTTGTCTTCGTTAAAATCTAGTGTAGGAAATTCGCCGTTAACAAATGCTACAGTTTCGGTCTGTATAAATCTTCTGTTTCTTTCAAGTAAAATCTTAGTATCGAAATAACCAGTCTCTATTCTATTCGACAATGTTATTCTATATAGATTTTCACCGATAGTAAATGACGTTGGCAAACTAGGAGGACGTAATAACCCACCAATGATTACTTTTTCGTATTCTTTGAAAGTTGTAGGATCTGATGGAACGTAAGCAGGATCTGATGGATCTACTTCTCGTTGTCTTAGCAGCACACCTTCTAAGTTACCAGAAAACCCGTCAATAAATTGACCACCGGCAAATTGGTGCTCGTTAATGCTCCTAGAAAAGCTAGTCCCTGTTTGGAAATACGGTGACTTAGATAAAATTTGTCCGTTGGGATCAAGTACCATAACAAAGCCGCCGTGTCCCTGGAAAGAAATTTCTGAAGCACGGGTAGCATCATTACACAGCAATACATCCATCTCGTCATTGTTTTTTGGTTGACTTGAGTAGTCTAATGGATCTGTTAGATACTGATAGCCGTACTCATATTCGGTTACACGCAATTCGTCAATGACACGATCTCTTCTAAAGAAAACTCGGGCCCACGGTGATTGGCTGATACCTGGCTTTGGTCTTACGATTGACCTACGAAGATCGTCACCTCTTAGCGTAACGTTTTCTGCTAATCTTAATGGATAGTTTTCATAATAAATTCCAGTTTCAACATGGATGGTTACTTGGATATTTTTAGTAAGGTCGGCATAGCTAACTCTTTCTCCAAGTTGAAATATGCCACTTAATATCTCAATTTCAAAAATCTCGTTACCGTCTTCGTCTAGTGAACCGTCTTGTGAAACAATTCTAGCTAACGCACCTGATGTTTCGCCTCTTAAGGCTTGACCTTCACGGATGTCATCAAGATAGTCTGTGTTTAATCTTTCGGTTGATAGCAACAATCTTGGAAGATACACAGCCGCAGCAGGAACTCCAGTATAACCAGTTCCGCCTTTGGCAACTGTAACTTCTTTGATTTCACCACCAATCTCAGTGATAAAGGCTTCAGTTCCAGTTCCACCGCCACCGGTGAAAATAACAGAAGCAGAAGTATAATTTTCTCCAGTATCAGTAACATCGACTTGTGTTACAGTCCATCGAACTCTGGCACGAGCAGTACCCGAACCTGATCCACCAACTAACATTAGATAATCGTTATCTACATGCGATTGGGGCAGTATGCTATAGATACCCTTTTGTTTTACTTCGTCGGCATCAGTATTAATTGCCAACTGTAAAATAGATCCAGCAAAGTCAACAGCAACAACTCTAAACTGTGCTTCTTGACCTAGATATGTTCCTCCATTGGGAGTTAATACGTCATCCTTTTGATAACCAGTACCTGCGATTAAAATTTGTATTGGCGATCCTGTGTCGTCAATACCCATTCGTGCTTGTACAGTACATCCGGTTCCTGACAGTTCAGATTCTTCGACAGAAACAATTTCGCAGAACTTAGTACCATTGGCATAGGTTAATATCTTTTGGTAAGGCCCTAATTCAAGCGGAGCATTGTTAACTAATTCTTCTGCTTTTTCGCAGGCCTTTTGAATAGTAGCAAAAGCAGTAGCTTCTGAACGTCCGATCTGATTTTGAGGAATGTCGGTTCTTTCATCGATACCTCTAGGACTTACATAAATGTTGTATTCGCTGCTGAATGTTTTGCTATCTACATAGGCTTTAGTAGCAGCAATTAATCCGTTATATTCTAAATCATCTTCTTCAATGGGATTTCTAGATAGCACCAACGGCCCACGCATCAGTCCCCAATCCGGTCTAGCAAATCCGCTAACATCTATAGCATCTGTTCCGTCTAGACTTACCTTGTTGTCTACATAGCCTTTAGTAGCAGCATCTTCGTCTTCAGTAGCTTCGCTAAGGTTAGTTAATCTTTTGAAGTTGGCATTTAAATTAGTTTGTAATGTAGGATCGGGATCGTTAATCAACGCAGAAGCTAGAGAACTTAGACGTATTTGTCCAGGGATACTTTGATTAACAATGATAGTTTCAGAACCGACTAGTTCTTTAAAAACAATTTGTTCTCCCTCAGCATCGACTACTAGAACTCTGTTATTATCAGAAGTCCTATAGCCTTTAACAGTTCGTTCTTTTTCAACATCGTCTAGGCCTATAAATGATAGTTTTCCACCCTGACCTAGGATAGCATATAATTCTGTAAAGTTTTCGTTGACTTTTTGGAACGAATCGCGAATACTGTCGCCTGTACCGTCATTACATTCGATACCGATATTAATTTCTTTTCTTGACATTAGGGAACTCCGTTGGATACCTTATAATTGATATTTAGCCCAAAATTTTATAAGCCGAATGTAAATAAATGTATGTTCTTA